GAGTATCACTAAGATCTTTGTTGATGACTTAGCTACTATACTTACACATATTGAAGTTAATAAAATGAAACACTCAGCAATTTTTGAGTTTACTGAAAATCAGTATCCAGTTGCACTAAGTTTATTCATTGGCGGTAAGATCTCGATCGAAACCTTACGAATTATAGATGACTTTACAGGAGTTCTTGATAAATGGAAGTTGCATCCTACAGTGCGTTACATCTGGGATGACGAGATGCGTAGAATTACAAAGTTGACTGGTTTCGTGAAATACGATAAAATTAAGTTATCACAAATCTTCGAGAAATTTAAGGAAGAAATTGCAGAGTAATCATGGGCAAGACTTATCAAAAGAATTCGAAGCGATTCGATGATGAGAATTCCAG